TTGCTAGGAATAGTATTGCTAATTATACTAATGAATATACTAAACTATTAAATGAACAACAAAAAATTAGCAAAGATTTAAAGGCAACCCGTGAGCAACGAATTAAAAGAGTAGAAGATGGTAAAAGTAGTTGGGTAGGACTAATACGTATGTTAGAAGATGAAGAAATAAGAGAAAAAGAAGGACGAGAAATGAAAATACTAAGTTTAGCAACAGATAAAATTAAAGAAAAACTCTACGACTATCATCAATATGCAGACAATACTCTTGATCTTCCCTTTTTAACTCCAGAAAGTGTAAAAAATAAATCATGAAAAAAGCTTTAGTTACAGGAATCACTGGACAGGACGGTAGCTATTTGGCAGAATTTCTACTAGAAAGAGACTATAAAGTAGTAGGATTACATCGTAGATCCTCGTCAAACAATACCCAGCGAATAGCTCATATTTTAGATCATCCTAATTTAGTAATAGAGGAATATGATCTGACAGATCCTAGTGGAACTAACAGGGTAATACAAAAATATGAACCAGATGAATTTTATAATCTAGCTGCTCAGAGCCATGTTGCTACCAGCTTTGAACAACCAACAACCACGTTTGAGATTAATAGTGTTGGAGTAATTAATATCTTAGAAAGTATTCGTAATTTTAGTTCTCATACTAAATTTTATCAGGCTAGTACTAGCGAAATGTTCGGGCGAAATTATACTCTAAAAGATAATAAAAAATACCAAGATGAAAATACAACAATGCTACCTCAGAGTCCTTATGGTGTAGCAAAATTAGCGTCTTATCATATGGTTCAAATTTATCGTTCATCATATAATATTTTTGGATGTTCGGGCATACTATTCAATCATGAGAGTCCAAGGCGTGGAGAAAATTTTGTAACGCGAAAAATAACTAAATATTTAGCAGAATTAATTAAAGGCAAAACTAAGAACAAGTTACATCTGGGAAATTTAGATGCTCATAGAGACTGGGGGCATGCTAAAGATTATATAGAAGCTATGTATTTGATGCTACAACACGACAAGCCTGATGACTATGTGGTTTCTACGGGCGAAACTCATTCTGTAAGGGAATTTTTAGAAGTAGCATTTGGGAGTTTTGATATGAATTATAACGACTATGTGGTGATTGATCCTAAGTTTTATCGTCCATGCGAAGTTGAATACTTATTGGGCGATTCCTCTAAGGCTCGCTCGGTTTTGGGATGGGTCAATAAAATTTCTTTTAATGAATTAATACAAGACATGATATCTAGTGATTTAAACAATGCTTAGAAACTTTAATGATCCACAATATAAAAAATGGAGAAAGGCCGTCTATAAAAGAGATGGATACAAGTGTCGTTGGCCTAATTGTAGCTTGAAACGAAAATTAAATGCACATCATATACGAACATGGGCTAATTTTCCCGGTTTGCGATTTGATATTGAAAACGGAATTTCTCTTTGTTCGTACCATCATAATCTCATAAAAGGTATGGAAAACATTTATGAATCAACCTTCTTGAGAATCTTAGCAAATGATAAACTACAATAATTTTGAAATCATAATAGACACCAGAGAGCAGCAGCCTTGGATTTTTGAACATCAGACTAAAGCTTGTGAAAAGCTTGATACGGGTGATTATTCTGTTCGAGGATTAGAGCATCAACTTTGTATAGAGCGTAAAAAAAGTGTTAGTGAAATTGCAAATAATATTACGGAAAAAAGATTCAAAGATGTTGTGGCGCGTATGACACAATATAAATATTCATTTTTATTACTAGAATTTGATTTCGATAACGTACTAGCATATCCTGTAGGTTCTAATGTTCCTAAAAAAATGTGGGACAAGCTTAAAATTACTCCAAACTTTTTAATTAAACACCTAGTGGAGTTACAAGTGTTTTTTAACATAAAAGTATTATTTTGCGGTTCAGCTTCTAATGCGGAACGCATGGCATTATCTATCATGAAAAAGGTTTACGAAATTGAACAACCAAGAAAACAAGATATTTGATGACGCTTGGTTAAACCTAGGCGATCTATCAAAAATAGTTATACCTTCAAATCCTATGATTCATAGGTCTAGAGAAGATATAGAAAATCCAGATCTTCATTTAATGAGACTATTAAAAAATCCTGATAACGTAGGATATACATGTAAAATATTATTTAACATAGAATTGCATCCATTACAAATTGCAATCTTACAAGAATTATGGGTTCGTGCTTTTCCTATGTATATAGCAAGTCGAGGTCTTGGTAAAAGTTTTTTATTGGCTTTATATTGTGTTTTAAGAATGACTTTTTATCCAGCAACAAAAATAGTGGTTGTTGGAGCAGCATTTAGGCAGAGTAAAATTATATTTGAATATATGGAAACTATTTGGCGTAATAGTCCTATATTGCGTAGTATATTTAATGGTAATGACGATGGTCCAAGACGAGATGTTGATAGATGTACTATCAGATTAGGAGATAGTTGGACCATTGCTGTTCCGATGGGCGATGGCAGTAAGATCAGAGGTTTAAGAGCACACATCATCATAGCAGACGAATTTGCTGCTATTAGTCCTGATATCTACGAAACAGTAGTTTCTGGCTTCGCTGCTGTTAGCGCTAGTCCAATACAAAATGTAAAAGAACAAGCTAGAAGAGCAGCCATGGCAGAAGTTGGCTTGTGGAATGAAGAACTAGAAACCCTAAATTATAAAATGGGTAATCAGGCTATTATTAGTGGAACTGCTGATTACGATTTTAAACATTTTGCAAGCTATTGGAAAAGATATAAAGCCATTATTGAAAGTAAAGGAGATATCCATAAATTATCAGAACTCTTTAAGGGAGAAGTTCCGGACAATTTTAATTGGAAAGACTATAGCATTATTCGTATTCCCTATGAATTAATTCCTAAGGGTTTTATGGATGATAAACAGGTCAGCAGAGCTAAGGCTACTATTCATACTGGTATATACAATATGGAATATGCTGCTTGTTTTACCATTGATAGTTCGGGATTCTTTAAAAGATCATTAATAGAAGGCTGTGTTGTTAATGATACTAATCCCATAGTTATTAATAATAAACCAATTATTTTTGATGCAAAAGTATCGGGAGATTCTAATTTACAATATATTTATGGTATTGACCCAGCTAGTGAACAAGATAATTTTAGTATAGTTGTACTAGAGGTTCATGCTGATCACTCTCGTATAGTATATGTATGGACAACTAATAGGGCTAATTTTAAAGAAAGACAAAAAACTGGTTTAGTTAAAGATCATGATTTTTATGGATTTTGTGCAAGAAAAATTAGAAATTTACTTAAAACATTTCCTTGTTCTAGAATCGGATTAGATGCTCAAGGCGGAGGCGTGGCGATTGAGGAAGCATTACACGATCCTTCTAAACTAGAGGACGGAGAGAATCTTATATGGCCAGTAATTAATTATGATAAATCCAAGGATACCGACTCTCAACCCGGATTACACCTAATAGAGTTGGTACAATTTGCCAAGGCTGATTGGACAAGTCAGGCTAATCATGGTTTACGCAAAGATCTTGAAGATAAAGTTCTATTATTTCCTAGATTTGATAATCTTACTTTAGGACTAGCTTTAGAAAAAGAAGGTAAAGACATATTAGAGTCAGAATTAAGTCCTGTTTATGATAGCTTAAGCGAATGTATTCTAGAAATAGAAGAATTAAAAAATGAACTTACTACAATAGTTATGACTCAAACCAGCACAGGACCAAATGCTAGAGATCGATGGGATACTCCAGAAGTCAAGATGCCTAATGGAAAAAAGGGTAGACTAAGAAAAGACCGATATAGTGCACTTGTTATAGCTAATATGTTAGCTCGTCAAATGAATAGGACTTTAAAAAATATTGAATATGATATCATAGGAGATGACGCTAGAACAGCAGTAAAGCATAACGGTCAAATGTACAGAGGACCTGAATGGTTTACTAGCGGAGCTAATGATGACGATCTTTATACTGGAATTTATAGATAAAGTGTATTAATAATAAAGTAATCGAATTGTAGTTGTATTACCTTTAGAATAATAAATATGGCTAAAAGATATCCAAAAAGTGACGCTATTCAAGACGCATCAAATGATAACAGTCCCGCATATGTAACGTGGGGTGATGATTTAGCCAGTAAACAAACTGCTCTTAATCAATCATCCGAGTCTTTGTCTGAATTTACATTAGTTAATAAAACTAGCGGAATGAGAAGATACGGATTAGATTATTCTAATCTTGATAAAAATACTAGTGGTCGTCCTGGCCTTAATCGCTCAGATTATGATTATTTTAGACCCGATGAAGCTGTTCCTCGTGAACTTAAATTAATATTAAAAAAAGCTGAAGATATTTATCAGAGAGTGGGCTTGGTAAAAAATGTTATAGATCTTATGGGTGATTTTTCAGTACAAGGTATTCGACTTGTTCACAGAAATAAAAGAATAGAGCGTTTTTATAGACAGTGGTTCAAAAAAATACAAGGTAAAGATCGCAGTGAAAGATTCTTAAATAATTTATATAAAACTGGTAATGTTGTTATTAATAGACAAACAGGAAAATTAAGCTTAAAGGCAGCCGATAAATTATATAAGACATTAGGTTCTCCCGATATGCAAATACAGGATATTAATGATGTTGCTGTCGAGAAACGAGAAATACCTTGGAAATATACTTTTATGGATCCTTTCTATGTGGAAATAGCTGCTGGTCCACTAGCTTCCTTTTCTTCTAAAAAATCTTATCAATTAGTTTTACCAGCCCAATTACGAAAAATTATCAACAACCCAAAGACAGAAGCTGATAAAAAAATTATTGCAGGGTTACCACCGGCTATTCTTGAAGCAGCTAAAACTAGACTTCCATACGACTTGGATGATGAGAAAACACTAGTATTTCACTATAAGAAAGACGATTGGCAGAGTTGGGCTTTTCCTATGATATACGCCATCATGGATGATATTACAGTTATAGAAAAACTAAAACTAGCAGATATGGCAGCGTTGGACGGAGCAATATCTAATATTCGTATTTTTAAACTAGGTAGCTTAGAACATAAGATAGCTCCAACCAAAGCCGCGACAGCAAAGCTAGCTCAGATATTGGGTAATAACGTTGGAGGCGGGACAATGGATCTTGTGTGGGGGCCTGATATAGAGCTAATAGAAAGCAATACTAATGTTCATCAATTTTTAGGTGAAGGTAAATACGTACCTCATATGAATAGTATTTATGCTGGCTTAGGTATACCTCCGACACTAACAGGAACATTCGGGGCTGCTGGAACAACAAATAATTTTATTAGCTTAAAAACTCTCACACAAAGACTACAATATGGTAGAGATATACTTGTTTCTTTCTGGGAAAAAGAAATAGAATTAGTACAAAAAGCAATGGGATTTAAATATCCAGCTAAAATTGAATTTGATAGAATGGATCTTAGTAATGAAGATACTGAAAAATCACTACTAATACAATTAGCAGATAGAAACATTATCAGTGACGAACTAATACAAACTCGATTTGGGTTTGACCCAGATATGGAAAAGAGCAGGCTTAATAGAGAAAATAGAGAAAGAGACTCTTCTAGAATGGTTAATAAAGCCGGTCCATGGTTTGATCCAGATCCTGATGCAGCCTTAAAGAAGATAGCATTACAAACCGGTGTTGTTGCTCCTAGTCAGGTCGGATTGGAACTCGAAAAGAAAAAAAGTAGTGAAAAATCGGCTTTGGACATGAAAACTCCATCTTTGTCTGCACCTTCAACGAAGTTGGCAAATGATTCGCCAGAATCATTGCCAGGAGTACCAGGACAAGGTCGCCCCAAAAATTCCAAGGATTCACAACAACGTAAAACAAAAGTTTTTAAACCACAGACTGGCGCTAAGCTTCTTTTATGGGCAAGTGATACCCAAGACAAGATTAGTCAAATAGTAAACCCGGTATTGTTACAGTTCTTTAATAAGAAAAACTTAAGAAGCTTATCTAATGAGGAAGTTAAAGAACTAGACTCTATCAAAACCAAACTACTATTTAATCTACAACCATTCACAACTATTAGCACAGATATTATTTTACAGTCTCTTAACGATATAGATAGTTCGCCCGAAATAATTCAAGCTTACAGTAGCTGGTTAAAAGAACTAAAATTAGATCTTAATAAAGATTTAACAGTAGACGAGCTAAAACAAGCAAAAGCTTCATTCTATTGTATGGTGTACTCCTTGGTATAACAAAAAGAGGTATAAATTATGCAAATATTTAAACAAGAAATTGAAGACGGTCTAGAACACCAGATATCATCTTCTGCATCATTTTCTTATGCTTCTATTGCAGAACCCTGCCTATTAAATAAACCTAATCTTACTAACATCAAAAGCCTTGCTTCTTTTAATGATTCTGACTTATATTATGTTCAGTCTATTTTAGTAAGTTCGTCATGGAATAAAAATGACGATATTTTTGAAAAGGGTGAAGTCTGGATGGCTAGAAAAACACCAGAAGACAAACCTACTAATCTTGAACATGATGAAGGAACAATTATAGGACATATTACTAGTAATTGGCCAATCACAGAAGATGGTAATATTATACCAGAAAATATAGATATTAATAAGTTGCCAGAAAAATACCATATTTTAACAGGGTCTGTTATCTATAGAGCATTTACCAATCCTGAACTCAAAGATCGTGCAGAAAAATTAATATCTAGTATAGAGTCCGGTAATATGTTTGTTAGTATGGAATGCTTTTTTAAGGGATTTGATTACGGCATAACAGATAAAACTACAGGAAAATATAAAGTTTTAGCCCGTAATGAAAATACAGCATACTTAACAAAATATCTTAGATCATATGGTGGTGCTGGAGAACATGACAATTATAAGATAGGTAGAGTATTAAGAAATATAACATTTTCTGGTAAAGGCTTTGTTGAAAAACCTGCTAATCCAGATAGTGTAATTTTTACAAAAGACATTATTGATAGATTATTAGATAAAAAAAATGATAATTTGTCAAATTCAGGTGTATTTAACAATCAGTCAACCTCTAATGTGGAGAATAGCAATATGAGTGATAATACAGAAGCATCCGTACAAGCTACCGAAACAGCTCCTGAATTTAATGTTCAGGGTCTACAAGATCAAATTACAGAATTACAAACACAGGTAGCTGCTCAGGCAGAAACAATTAGAACTCTAGAAACAGAGAAGCAAGAAGCAGCAAAAAAAATTAAGGATGAAGAAGAGAAAATGAAAGAAGAAGCTGCTAAGAAAACTGCTGAAGACGAAGAAGAAAAGGCTGTAAAAGAAGAAGCAGCTAAAAAATTAGCTGAAGAAATGACCAATAAAGAAGAAGAAATGAAAAAGGTCAAATCTGAATTAAACACAGCTCTTGAAACTATTGCTGTATATAAAATGAAAGAAGAAGAAATGGCGAAGAAAGCAAAGAAGATGTCAAGAAAAGCTTCTTTACTCTCTTACGGTTTTGACGACAATTCTGCTGAAGCTACAGTGGAAAAGTTTGACAATCTTTCTGATGAAGCTTTTGATGCTATGACATCATTATTTGCTGGCAAAATGCCACCATGGCTCAACAAAGACAAGAAAGACGAAGAAGAAACCGAAACCAAGAAGGAGTCAAAAAAGGCTTCTGTTGAGGATACGGTAGACGCTGCTGTTCTTGATAGTGTCGAAGTTGAACCAACTGTAAATCTTAGCGTTGGTAGCGATGAGGTTTCCTCAATCGATTCCACTCGCGCAGAATTAGTTGAATTTGTTTGTGCTAGACTAGGTAAAAAACTTAATAAGGGAGAATAACATGGCTCTTAAAGCAGATCGTATTGAACTACTCACAGATATTTCCTTTTTCATGAACACAACTGCCGAACGAGGCGGCGTGGTATCTGCTGTAACAAGCGGTTCAGGCGTAGCTATGGACGACGCTAACAGCGTAGTTGCATATGCAGCCACCGTCAGCGGAGCCAAGCCTCTAGGCGTTTTGCTAAATGATGTTGTAAACTATGACCTAACCAGACAGCACATTAACTGGCACAGAGACGAAGTGCAAGTTGGTGGCAAGGTTGTCCTATTGCGTCAGGGACAAGTAACAACAAACATGCTTGTTGGTGGAACTACTCCAGCAGCTGGTGTTGATGCTTATGTTGGCGTTAGTGGTCTAGTTGGTACTTCCAGCACCAACAGTGTTAAGATCGGCCAGTTCCTTGGTAGCAAAGATGCTGATGGTTATGTTAAACTATCTGTAAACATTACTTGATTAAAGCTTTAATAAGGGAGAAAAAAATGTCAGCTAATACTAAAACTTTTACACCTACACCAGAACTAACTGATCTTTTGGTTCGCTCTGGCTCACCTAATAGGGAAGTAGCCCTAGCTGCTAACTCTGAGTTTGCTAAAGCTCTAGAGTTACCACTAAGGCAGGCTCTATTAAGTGGCGACATTCTAGATGGTATTTTTGAGCCAATTCAATTAGCTCAAAGTGCTACTCCAGAGTTTCCACTAGATTTCCTTGCTCCTGGCACCGAAAAAGACTTCGTTGCTTATACTATCCCTAATCACGGACAGATTCCAGAGCGTCATGTTGAAGGCGATTACGTCATGGTTCCCACCTACGACATCGGTGCTTCAATCGACTATCTCCTAAAGTATGCTCGTGATGCTCGTTGGGACGTAGTTGGTCGTGCTATGGAAGTTCTTGAGTCTTCATTCGTAAAGAAGATGAATGACGACGGTTGGCACACACTAATGGCTGCTGGCGTAGATCGTAACATTGTTGTATACGACGCTGACGCTTCTAGCGGACTGTTTACAAAGAGACTAGTAAGTCTTATGAAAACAGTTATGCGTAGAAACGGCGGTGGTAACTCCGCTAGTAATAACCGTGGTTTGCTAACCGATCTTTATGTTTCTCCAGAAAGCATGGAAGATATTCGTAACTGGGGTATCGATCAGGTTGATGAGACAACACGTAGAGAAATCTACACTGCTGCTGATGGTACACTAAACCGTGTATTCGGCATCAATCTCCACGACCTTGACGAACTCGGTGAAGGCCAAGAGTATCAGCTATTCTATAGCGATATCCTAAGCGGCTCACTACCAAGTGGCAAGAACGAGGTTGTTGTTGGGCTCGATCTCCGCAAGAGAGACAGCTTCATAATGCCAGTTCGTGAACAGGTTCAGATCTTCGAGGATGATACACTTCATCGTCAGAAGAGAGCCGGTTTCTACGGCTGGGCTGAGCAAGGCTTCGCTGTACTAGATAATCGTCGAGTATTGCTCGGCGCCCTATAATCTGCAGCCAAAAGTATCTTTTGAAATAAGGGCTGAGAATTTCTCGGCCCTTTTTCTTATACTTAACTAGATTTTATGCCTTGACTAAACAAGGTATTGCTATACAATAAGTAAACAAAGGAGCTTTTATGATAAATGAAGAAAAAACTTTTGCAAAATACGGATACAAATCTAGTGATCTATCTGTAGGATCATCTAAAAAGATTATTGTTATTTGTGATTATTGTCAGGAATGTCTTGAAAAGCCATATAAAATGAGGCTAAATCAAAATAAAGAACTAAGCAAAGACTGCTGTCTAAAGTGCAAATTTAAAAAACGAGAAGAACTTAGTTTGTTAAAATACGGAGTTAAAAACTCATCTCAAAGAAAAGACGTTAAAGATAAATTATGCAACTATAACATAGAAGACCATAAAGACGAGATACTTACTTTATTAGATACAAATTTTAGTATATCGAATATTAGTGAAAAAATTGGTATACCCATTACCTCATTAAATAGATACCTTAAATCTATCGGCGTTGATACCAAAGGAGATTTACAAGAAAAAAAGAACAAAACTCTGGAGGAAAAATATGGAAAAGACCATCAGCAAAAAATACTAGCTAAGCGTATAGAAACCAACAATCAAAAGTTTGGATGCTCCAATCCTTTTGCTAATGAAGACATTAAAATTAAAATTACCGAAACTATGAAAGTAAAATATGGAACAGAGCACCATATGCAAAATCCAGAAAAAATTCAGCAAGTTAAGGAAACTAATTTAGATAAATACGGAGTAACTAATGTTAGTCAGGTTCCAGAGTTTAAAGATAAAATAAAAAATACCAACCGTAGCAAATACGGCTACGAACATGCTACACAAAATCCTGACATAAAAAATAAGATAGTTAATACTATGGTTCTTAATGGTAATGCTAGATTGTTTGAAGGTAATAATGCGTATTTTTGGGCAGAAAAAACAGGCTATTGTCTAAGTAGATTTAATCAGCTGATTAGAGAATATGGTTTTGAAAATGCTAAAAATATGTATCGCACAGACAGTTATACTAGCTTAGAGATAAGATTTAAAAGTTTTCTTGATGAACACCAAATAACCTACACTAATCATCAAAGATTAACTTTAAACCAAAAAGATAAATATTATATTCCAGATTTTACTATTGGTAATTTATTAATAGAAGTAGATGGATTATACTGGCATAGCGATCAGTGCAGAATAGATAATTATCATATCGATAAAAAAAATTCGTATGAACAAGCAGGATATGATAGTCTTTTTTTTAGAGAAGATGAGATACGCGATAAATTTGATATTGTAAAGTCTATTGTTTTGAATAAATTAGGTAAATCTAAAAGAGTATATGCTAGAACTTGTGAGTTAGGTACTATCGAAGATAAGGCATCTGACATCTTTTTTGAAGCCAATCATTTAATGGGTAAGGGTCGTGGAACAACTTATATTTTAAAAGATAATGACCATATTATTGCAGCGATGAGAATTAAAAGACTAAAAAATAATGATTATGAAATCAGTAGATTTTGTAATAAAACTGAACATAACGTCGTTGGAGGATTTAGCAGACTATTAAATTATGCTCTTAAGGATAAGAAACCTTCCACATTGATAACTTTTATTGACAAGAGATATGGCCGAGGAGAGTATCTTGAAAATCTTGATTTTAAATATGCTCATATTTATCCAAGCTTTAGATGGACCGATGGGTTCGTTACTTTTCATCGTCTCAAATTTCCCGGCAATACCGGTTACGACAACAATCTTTTTAAGATATGGGACTGTGGACAGGCTAAATGGATATTAACTCCGTAGAGGTGTAATAATAAATATTAATATCCATATTTTAAGAGGGCTCATGCATGGCAGCCAGCAAGTACGATTTTTCTATCGAGCAAGGCACCTCGTTTAAGTTGTCATTAATATATAAAGATTCTGAGAGAAACCCAATTAATCTAACCAATTGGTGTGCCAGACTAGTATGGAAAACCAATACCAATACTACTCAAGTATTTAGTTCTGAAAATACAGATCACAGTGTATATAAATTCGATGTTGATGATATTGCTGGCAAATTAACATTAATGTTTCCAGCTCACACCACCAATAACTTTAATTTTACCACTGCTAAGTATGACTTAGAACTAAAGTCTCCAGATGATTTATATAATGGAGGAGGTAAATATACTACAAGAATACTTTTTGGAACAGTCAATATTGTTAAACGATTTAGTCAGAATAATAGCAATTTGGAGTGCTAAATGAGCGATTTTATTATTGAAATTACTGATCCTACCACGAACTTATTGGAAATTGAAACCACATATGTTGATGTTGTTAATAATATAGAAATTGAGAGATCTGATTCTTTTAATATAGAAATAGTGAATACTGAAAAGGTTCTTGTTGGAGATTTACCAGATAATATTCCTTTAACAAAAATCAAAAAAGCCGGAATAGATGGTTTAGACTATTACTTAGATCATTATGAATTTGATTGCGGAACACCATAACTTATAAGAGGGTATCATGCCAGCACAAACAAAAATTCAGTTTCGTAGAGGCTCTAGTTCAGAGTGGGCAGCCGGTCTTGACCCATTATCCCAAGGTGAGGTTGGTTATGATTTGACGCTAAAAAAGATAAAGATCGGTGATGGTTCTACCCTATGGGATAGTTTACCTTGGGCTACAATCATAGGAACTGATCTTGTAGGAACAAGCGGAGTCAATATTTCTTATGCTTCAAGTAGTGGAATAGCAACAGTATCCGTAACAGGACTAAATTCTTCTTATATTAGCGATTTTGCTGGCGCTGTCAGCGGACTTCTACCTGTTAAAAATATCGTAGCTGGTACAAATATTGCTGTTAGTGGTAATGATGGTACTTTTACTATTTCTACTAATGGTTTAGATACTAATACTGTTAAAGATGTTATTGGTTCTAGCATCAGTGGAGTTAGTGGAGTTGCAGTTTCTTACGACAATTCATCTAAGATTACTACTATAAGCTTAAGCGATCCTACAATACAAGTATCAGATATTATAGACTTTTCAGAAGGTGTTGACGACAGAGTAGCTAGTTTACTTACTGCTGGTACAGGTATTGGCTTAAATTATAATGATAATGCTAATAGTCTTCAGGTTTCAGTAACTGGCATTCCAACTTCTTTAATTACTAATTTTGCTAGTGGCGTTAATACTCTTATAGAAAATGCTGTTAGTGCTAGTATAGTTGGTGGCAGCGGTATTGATATTGTTTACAATAGTGGAACAAATACTCTTAGTATTAGTAGTGCTTTAACAGCAGGTAGTGGCATATCATTAACTCACAATAGCGGTAATTATACCGTTAGTTTGAGTGATCCTACTGTTCAGCTTGCTGATGTTACAGATTTATCCGCCGACGCTAGAACTTTCTTACTAACCCCTAGTAGTAGTAATTTAAACTCATTAGTTACTGATGAAACAGGAAGCGGTGCTCTGGTATTTGCTAATAATCCTACATTAAGTGGGATTACAGTTAACGGAACTTTAACAGCTGCTGGTGATTTGACTGTTGGTGGCAATCTAACCGTTCAGGGCACTACCACAACGGTTAACAGTACTACTGTTGAGATTGGTGACAATATTATTAGAGTTAACACAAGCGGACTAAGTACGGGTGGTCTAGAAGTTGTTGATGGTGCTAGTACTCGTTCTCTTGTTTGGAACTCAGTTAATAATAGATGGGAATTTACTGGTGGTAATGTTTATACTAGTGGTGATTTTATTGCTAATAATTTGCAAGTATCTTCATCCGGACTTGTTTCAAATTTAAATTCTGATTTACTTGATGGTGAACATGGTTCTTATTATAGAAATTTCAATAACTTATCTGGTGTTCCTAGTCCAGTTATTAGCGGATCTCTTACTGGAGACGTTACTGGTTCAGCTAGCGTGACCTTAAATAGTTTAGGCAATGGCTTACTTAGTATAAGTACCGATATAGCTCCTAATACCATAGTCGATGCCGATATAAGTTCTAGCGCGGCAATTTCTGTTACCAAATTAGCCAGCAGTGGTATTTCATTAGGATCAACCACAATTAATTTAGGTGGTTCGTCCAATATTATAGCTGGATTAAGCGCTATTAGTGGAACAGGCGCAAATAGTCCAACAACACTGTATTACTGCGTCATAGACGGAGGTACTCCATAATATGAGAAACGGCAAAATATTTCTAGTCAATGGTGTTCCACGCACTCGACCTCCTGGACCAGCACCTACTCCATTAACTACTTTACCGTCTATGACAGTTGGAGGATGGGGTGATCCTCATATGTATATTAGTGTTAGTTCAATGGACTCAAAAAATAGAACAACAACTAAAAATATAGCAACTTGGGGAGATAATAAGCAAGGTTCGACTGGCAATAATGAATTAAGATTATTGGATTTAGAAACATCTACTCATACTATTAAAGTTTTTTATACTAATAAAACATGGGGCAATGGTGCTAAAGTTATTGATAACGTTCGAGTAGAACTTAATGGTGTTTCAACAACGTACACAAATACCGCTAAAGTTACTGCTGGACCAGTTAGCTTAAATATACTTAAAAAGGGCTCTGGAGCTAATACATTTTTAGCTTTTGAAATGAGTTGGAACACTATCAATAATGTTGTTAAACTAAGAGGAGCATTAACAGTTATTCTTAAAAGAGTAGCAGCTAATAATGGAGTGCCGTGGAACGGAGGAGATGGTAGATTTTGGGATGGTTTTGGAAGAGCCTCATCTGTTTACGGCTTAAGTAGAAGTGATTTTGAAACTGGAATAGGTATTCAAAACATTGAAGATGAATTAGAACTATCATCAAATGAAGCAGGATTTTTATCAACTATTGGAGAAAATTTTATTCGGAATACCAGTATTTTTGATGATATAAATGATCTAGGAGAAAATGGTGAAGGAGATGGCGCTCCAGTACATGTGTGGGATGATACCACA